CTATCGAGGAGTAATACCGACCAAAATGCCTTTAACCCACTTTAATCTCACAAAAGAATCCCCGCCAACACGAACATCATAAACTGTGCTTAATCCAGGTTCTTCACCCATCGTTATACCACCCGAAGTAGTATCTGATATCTGGATAGCACCAGCCATAACGATGTTGCCAGCAAGCATAATATTGCCATTCTCAACTTTAAAAACAACTTGTTCGGTTGCGATATCCCTGCACTCAATTACTCCGTTTGAAAAGAAGCCTTTTCGACTAATTGACGAACCGCCTAAGTTATTATCAAAGTTACCAACCCTTATACCAGGGCCATAAGTAAAATGAAGCGTAGGCGGTGACGGCGGATCATTAGGCGTAATCGAAATACCCTCTAAGGCACTATTATCATCAAAATCAATAAGCGTATTGCCAGCTTCATCATAAAATCTTAAATTATTTTCTTTGCTATTTATTTCGATACGCTTTCCAGCGGCAGATGATTGAAGTGTAGCATTACGCATTACAACATCTCCACGTTGCGAAACTCTAAAAGGGGCATTTTCCTTATCCGCGAATGATGAGCCAGCCCAAAAACGAATAGTTTCAGGATCGTTTTCCGCGCCATTGATGCCCGCAACCGCACCAGCTTCAGGATTGCCAGCAACGAATGCCCCTGTTAAAATAGCCTGATCGCCAACATAAGTGCGCTGAAATTGATTTAAAATAGCGGCGTTACTTATTTCATCAGCCAATTGACGGGCATAAAGCGCAACAGCTACGCTTTTTGCCGTTTCTTTTTTGTTTTGAATAACATCTTTTTTTAGTTTTTCAACTGTGGAGTATTGCGCAACATCAGACACTACACCAGCGATATTGGCTGGATTAACTAAAGGATAAGAAATTGACTGCATTCTTATTTTAGTGTTAATACCCAAAGCTTCAGAAATAACGTAAACATAATCGCCAGCAACTATTTTATAAATAAGTTGCATATCGCGAATAAATTTTTCATCGATATTTAAAGGGAATGCCACTGGCGGGAAACTATTTGCTTTTGCATGCTCAGTTCCCAACGCCAATACCTCTGCTTCAGCAGCATCAACATACGTTTGCGGCATGATTATACCCATCAAAGTATATTTATCGCCTACAGCAGCGGTAAAGCTTGCATTAGGGGTAACGTAACCCGTTGTTTCATCCTTCCTATCTCCAAACGTAATCTTTTTGGTAGTTGGGTTATAAGATTTAATTACAAATTCACCTCCGCTTAATTCACCTGATTTAAAAACGATTTTAGCGCCGCCGTCACTTATTGACTGAATATTTAGATCAAAATCTAAAGTATTATCAATAACTGCATTTAACCCGTCAATAGCTGTTACCGAACCTGTACGGCGCGGAAAAACATCTTCAAAAATCACACTTCCATGTTTTCGGCCATAAATATCATCGTTTAATAAATAGGGAGAATCTAAAGCAATCCTATCCATGCTATTTCGATAACCTTCCGGCAAATTTGTTGATCCGCCATAAAAACGCCAAACAGTTGCATATTCCCGATCAACCGCCTGCCGTGCCGCATTGATAAGGCCATAACCACGGCCATACTTCAAAACGATATTTTGCGTTTCGCCTAATTTTTCAAGCAAATAAATCTTTTTGCCTTTAACTTTATATTCCAGTTTAAATGTTTCGGCCAAAGTGGTTAATGCAGTTCTACAGCTTTGCTGATCAAAATTGAAGGTTTCTGGCTCGGAAATCAAAGAACAATCCCCGATACTCCAGCCAGCTTCTTCATTGTTTAAATTTTCTATAATTAAAGAAAGTACTTCCAACGGCGTACCCACATACGAAAACTTAACACGATCTAAATGCATCATCGGCACGTTATACAAGTAATATGTTGGGCTAAAAAACTCAACATTATACTTGAATGTTGAGCCATTAGACTGATCACATGGAATGCCGTTTTTAATGGTGTATTTTTCACCCAAAAACTCAATATAATCGTTAACCCGAATATCAATAGGATTAGATAAAGTGAAGGTTGAAGTAATCTTTTCAACCCCCATCCATTCCTGATTGAAAACAGTGTTTTCATCGATCTCAACAGTAGCTATTATTACGCCAGAGCGTTTTATGTTTAATTGGAATTGAGACATGTTTTATTTATTTATTTATGCTCTAACGTTCATGTAAAAATTACTTAACCAATTATAAAGAGGGTAACGCTTACCGTAAAAATTAATTCCGTTTTGGTCTAAAGCCGTGTAAGGCGGATTATTAGATGTTAAAGTGGTATCATCTACATATTTAGCAAATGAGTATTCAGCATCGCTATCTCTTACATTTCCTTTGCCCTGTTGCGGATGCCCCCCATAACTTACGTCGATAGTTCCTGTAGCAATATTAGAGGTTAACGTAAGCTTTATGCAGGTGCTGCCTACAATCTCAACACTACTTATTGGTATTGAATTGTTATTTTTTAATACTACAAAACCCGACCCTGTTTGTGCTGGCAACATTTTAGTATCTAAAACCAATGGAGGTACAGGAACATGAAAATCAATATACAATGTGGTTTCTTCAAGCGTAAACTTTTTAGGCAAAATTGGTGTGAATTTTCTGTTTTTAAAAATGGTGTTATAAAGTGCCTTACTAGTTTGTTCCCCGAACCATCTATAACCATTTGCGTTTAAATGGCCGCCGCCCGCCTGGGCTGTTGGTAGATAGTAATGAGGATTCAATAAAATAACATCTTCATTTTCCTGCGCAAACTCATATTGAGCTTGGGTAATAGGAATATTACCAGCTGTGTACAAAACGCTAGTTTGGTAAATAAAAAACAATGGCTTTAAAGTTTGGGCATATATAGTCATTATATCGTTTTGCATGTTATCTTTCAAAACGGACAATAACGCTTTATATGTGTTTTTATCGTTGGTACCTCCCGTTCCCATTTGATTATGTTCGCCTTGCATGTAAACAATAGCCGGACAAACTATCGGCGTTACTCCTGCATTTGTTTTAGCAGTTTGATGTGCTACTAATAACCTGGAATTATATATATTACTAGGCGATGAACTATTGTAATCCTTAGACAATTCCTCTATTGATTTAGCCCCAACTCCTGAATTAGAACCAATAAATTTTGCATCTTTTAAAAATGTTCTGTTAAGTTTAGTTTTTAAAGAGTTAATAGCGCCAACTACAGGCTGTTCTCCAGCACCAGCAGTTATAGTACTTACCGCCCCTACCAAAGGAGTAAAAGCACCAGTTACTACGTCTGTGTTTGCTCCAATCATAAAACAATCAGGTAATGCAACAGTACTTATAGGTTGATAACTTACAGCACCAACACTTAAAGATTGACCATAAAATTGAATATGATTATAACCATTATTTATAAAAGGTTGAAAAGGTAAAGCCCCCATATCGCTGCTGTCAAATTGAATGGCTTTATTGAACGCTTCCGTTGTATTGGATGTTGTTGTATTTATAAAATAAGCAGCACCCATGTTTACAAGCGTAACAATAGATAAATTTACTTTTAAAACTGAAAACCGAATTGAGTAACAATCTGCCGGGGTTGTAAATGTAAAGTTATCGGTAATTGGCCCCGCTGTTCCTATTTTTGAACCTGTTTTGTTATAGTAACTCAAATAAGCTGAAGCGGTAGCTTTATTAATCCTATACGATTGATTTCCTTTAACAGATATATTATTAGTTAAATTATATGCGTCTGAACTATAAGCTGTTTCATTACCAAGTGAATTTAAATATATGGTTGGCGTTACCTCGATTGGGTAATTTTTAATTAAATTATCTCCAGTTGCAACCATTAATTCACCTAATCCCGATAATCTTTTAACAGCCCCCAAGCCATTTAAAACAGCGTTTACACTATTAACAACAGATATAAGAACTACATCATTTTTTCTCGTAGAATCACAACAAATTCTTGCTGTTTTACAAAGAGCAGGAACGACCATCGTTGTCTCTGTAAAAGTTAAAGGCAATGCCCTTCTTTCTATGAACGAATTATTTTCCCCGTAAAAACCTATATAAGATGTGTTAACGGCGAATCCTTTTGAGCGTATAATTATTGTCGATCCCTCAATTACTGAAATTGGCCCAATTACAGATGTTCCAGTAAAAGCAAGTATGGTACCATCTGAAGCAATCCAAGAATCGTCTAAAATTGCTCCTGTACCTTGCACTAATTTTGTTTCGTTAGACGGGGATGATGCATCAACAAGAGTCTTTAACACTTTCCCCTGCTCTGCGCTCAATGGAACTGTTGTTCCTCCTGCTGTTAAATTATTGACAATCGATGAAATTGTAGCGTAGCCATTCAAAGAAACTGGAATTGTAACCTTAGTCCAAACTCCAGCTTCACCACTTAATATTACAATGCCGGTCGATAAGTCAACGGATGTATTTCCGAAGTTTGTAAATACTCCGCTGGCTCCGGCAAGCCAAAATTGAGGAGAAGTTGGAACGCCAGGATTTGTTGTGGTTAATGCTACGCCTTTAAAGCCGGTAGAGGCTATAGCGCTAATCAATCCAACAATCTGGTTAACGTCTCCATACTTCGTTGATCCATCAGCATTAATGCCGATCAACATTTTATCAAGCAAACTAATCGTAGCCGCTTTGGGCATTCCCTGCCAAAATCTTTGTGGGGTTTCCATTTTTATGTTATTATAATATTTCCTAATTCAGTTACTATTTCATTGTTATTCGCATCAGTTAAGATGCTCCAGTTTTGCCACGCCTTAGCTTCAGTAAGCTTCATTTCCAAAACTGCTACAACCCTTTTAGCTTCAATATTTACATCACTCACGGCAAAGCCATCTTTCACAAAGAAGTCACGCAAAAAATCATTTTCTTTTGTGATGTAGCGTAGACCCTCTTTTGAGAATAGCTTATAAAGCCCTTTTAAAGCAGCTTTAAAAGCCTCATAACCGGGCTGTACAATCAAAGCTTTCATTGTTATTTCCCTTGCGCTATGCCGGGTTATTTTAAAGCCTTCATTTTGATAAGAAGTATATTCTCCGTCTTTTGCTGCCGGCCTTCCGAAATGGCCTGTAAAATCAAGTATGATCAAACCTAAGTTTCTAAACATTACGCCATCAATGCCGTACCCATCGAAATTAATTGAACCTATATGCAAAGGCTGGTTATTAATGTAGATAGGGTTATCCAAATGATCTGTAACCGGATTGTATTCGAGTTTATTAGTTGGCAGTATTCCGGATAAATCACAAACAGGCTCACGAAATGTAATGGTGATTTTGCAATAGCCGGAACCAATATATTCGGCTTTTATTTCTGATTTAACGATAACCATCCATTTACCTAACCCTTCAGCTTCGAAAGGAACTAAGGAATTAAATCCACCTATATCATTGTAAAGCTTATAGCAGCTTACCAGCGCTTGCTTTTCGGTAGCAGCCGACACCATACCAACGAAAACAATATCACGGCCCGCAAAACGTATTTCTTCAGCAGAAACATACGGCTCTATTCCGTCATCATCACCCCAATCATGAAAGCATTTGCCCGTACGTACCGGGAAATCCCATGCACCCGAAATAGCCAGGTTACTTCCTTCATTCTGAAGGGCAGTAATGCCATAGGCTGTTTTTAGATTTTCACCATTTAAAAAGTAATTTTTCATAAAAACCCCCTATCGTATGCGGTAGAACCCGAACCTTTCATATTGCTGTTAATGGTTTGCAATTCAGAAACCGCGTTTTTAACTTGTGTAGCCGTTTCGCGCGTATTTATCTCAATCTGATATTGATATAGCGTTTGTTGTTTAATTGCCGCCAGGCTATCCTTTGCTACTACCACACCTTGTTTTGTAATGTCATACATAGAGCGCTGTAAGCCCGCCAACTCCGAACCTGTTTCCTCCGTAATAGACTTAGTAATTTGGCCTGTTAATCCGGTATCTTCACCTAGCGAACCCAAATCAGAGCCAGCTACCTTTTTGAACTGTTCGTATTTAGTTTTAGCCTCATCAGTTAAAGAAGTGAAAAGCGTTTGCAATTCTTCAGTTTCATCTTTCGTCAGTTCGTCATTGCTTTCAGCCTTTTTAGCGAACTCATCATAAAACTTATTCATCAGATCAGACAGCACTTTATTTTTGAAAATAGATAAGGCCGCGCCATCCATCGTTTTCTTAAAAAAGTCGGCTAGATCCTGAGCGCCAGTTTTACCCGATTTGAACATATCTAAAATGCTATCAGTTAAACTGTCTCCGGTGGTACCCGTAAATATTACTTGCGTTTCCTTCGCCAGATCAGCAATCGCTTGCTGTGCATCAAAGCCCTTTTGCTCCAGTTCTTTTAACCGCTCGACTAATGCCTTCGCTTCACCGTCTAATTTGCCTTGTGAAAGCAATGCACTAAGCTGTTCGAAGTTCATGCCCTGAAGGCTGCTGTAGGTTTTTTCAACATTGGCTTTTCTAAACCAGGTACCGTGCGTATAGCTTTCGCTTTGAATAAAAGATTTCCCCTGAAGCTTTGCCATGATTTCCTCAGATTCCTTTGCATATTCAGCACCCTGCGATTTTCTTAATGCCAATTCATCCCGAATACCCTGTAAAGCAGTTTTGTTGTTACGAATGGTTTGCAACTGGCGTTCTTTGACTAAATCCTGATATTCACGCTCTCCAGCTATTGCATTGATATAAAAATCGTCAACCTCTTTACGGGCGGCTGCATTCATTTCTTTAACCTTTTTCCCTATTGAAAAAAGGCCAGCAACAGCGCTGATAGCCTTAGTAACGCCACCAATTATATCACCAGTGGCAAAAGCAGCAAATGAACCAGCAGCATCAGAACCAACAGCAGCCAATTTACCTATCGTATCCAGCGCGTAACCTGTTTCTGTACCTACACCGCCCACGGCTTCAGAAAGCTGGCCGAACGAACCGGAAAGCGCGCCTAAATCCTTAGACAAACCAGCCGCAACCGTTGAAGCATCTCCCTTCAGGTATTTAAAGTTTTCTTCCAGACCTCTAACAAAATTTGATTTGGCGCTCCCATCTGGATTTGTTGCCTCGTTAATTTTCTTTTGAATAGCCGTTGAATCTTTGATTATCCGCTTCGTTTCATCTGGTGAAACGATTATACCACCGTTCTTTTCAGGGTTCAGCAAGTCCTTTGTTAAAGCTAATTTGGCTTTAAGATCGTTCAGGTTAGATTGGTTTACACCTATCGACAACGTAACCTCCAGTTTACTTAACTGCTCTTCGATCTGTGATTTTACTTCGCCGTTTATTGATCCGTCTGCAAGCAGTGTTTTTAGTGCTTCACTTTGTTTTTTAGCATCACTTAGCGTGAGCTCCAATGTTTCCTGTGCAAGCTTTTTATAAATGGCAGTTTTCGTTAAGGCTACATCTTTTGCCGCATTAATGGCGTTATCCCTTTCCTCGTTTAAAACCTTTTTTTGGTCATCTGTAATATTCTTACCTAAAGCATCCGCTTTACTGCTATATTCTTCGTTTATACGTTCTACTTTTTGGTTGTACGTTAAAGCTGAATTGTAGGCATCCTGATAGCGTTTATCCTCAAAACCCTGCAATTCTTTGATTTGCTTTTCTTCGTTATCCAAACGCGATTGTTCACCACCAGTTAAACCACCACCAACCGTGGCTTTCAAAGCTAACTTTACGTAATCCGTTTGCTTTTGCTTCAGCAGATCAGCGCTACTTTTAACTTCAGTACCGTAGCGCTCATCAGCGGCCTGTTTACCAAAGTTGGTTTTGTAGTTTTCGTAATCTTCAAACAGCTGCTTATCCTTTTCGTATGCTATCGTAGCTTTTTCAGTATCAATTTTATAACGCAAATCTCCAATTGCCTGCTGCATTATGTCACTTAAAGACGAATCGTCAACTTTATATTTATTCTTCGGATTGTCGTTAAAGTCTTTTATTTCTTTTGAAAGTTTCGCAAACTTATTCCTGATCGCTTGCAGTTCTGCGTCATCATTATTGAGCGACTTAAGGGAGTATTCTTCCTTTATATCAGTAACTTTCTGCTGTAGCGCACTTTTTTGAACAATATTCGCGGTTTCAGGTTTAGCCTTTTTTCCCTTTTTTGGCTTATCTTCTTTAATTTCAAAATCTTCTAATTCTTTATTCGCCTCCTTTATCTTTACTTCCAAAGCGGCCTTTTTCGTTTTGAAATCCGCATTAGTTTTATCCAGATTGTCTAATTGAAATTGTGCATCATCAACTATATTCTGATAGAAGCCTTTATCTTTTCGGCCAGATTTAACGGGTTTCTTACTGAAATTTTCATATTGCTTTTTAGCAAAGGCATCCAAATCATCTATTTGCTTAAGGATAGATTTATCTTTGCTGTATTGCTTCTGTAAATCATCTTTAGCCTCTCTGTATTTTGCCTCTGTAGCAGTTTCTTCATTTGATGCTTTATTTTTGAACCGCTGGTTTTTAACCTGTTCAGCCAGGTTGTTAACTTTCTCAGTGGCATCTTTATAAGCCGGCCTTAGTTCTATACGGGACTTAACAAGATCCTGCCTTTTATCGGATATCGCTTTTTCAACAGACTGCCTTTTTAGTGCATCTACGTACAAATTAATAGCAGCTGTTGCTTCCTTCGTTTTAACAGTCTCTAACGTGATATTACCTAAGTGTTCAGGGGATATCCTGTTGATCTTTCTTAACGCTTCAGCCCTTAAATCCTTAGATATATTTTCATTTCTGGCAACATCTAAAAGAACCTGTAAATTGCTTTGCTCCGTATATAATGCTTCAGATGATTTATTTCTTACATCGTTAAGGTTTTCAGCGGAAATCTTTAAAGTATTCAACGCATCTTTACCCTCCCATAAAGCAGAAAGATATTCCATAATAGGATCAATGGCGAAGGCTAATAAACCCGCAACGCCAATGCCTGGCAATATCGTTTCGATATTGTTTAAAGCCGGAAAAACTTTGGTTAATAGATTACCCCCACTTTCAGCGATTGAATTACCAAATTTATCGAAAACGGATTTACCAGCGTTTGCTGTTTTTTCTATTTCTGCACGGATTTCTTCTAGTTTTTTATTATAGCTGGTAATTTCAGATAAGTCATTTGAACCATTAGCTTTAGAAGCATAGCTTTTAGGAAGCTCCTGAAAGGTTTCTTTACTGCCTAAAGTTTCCGGTGTAGAACCGCCTGAAGCATCAACGCTAGTATCTAAACTTTTAAGCTGTTTTATCTTTTCAGTGGTTTGTTCAATTTTTGCATTATACTTCGCCAACAATTCCGGGTTGAATGTTTCGTCCGCATATTTTTGATATATCATTAAGGCTTCTTTTGCCCTGTTAAGTTCGCCTGTAGGCCGCTCAAATGATTTGGTTATATTTCTACCCAAATCATCAAAGCCAGCCTCACCTACGTTGGTTAAACGGGCAATTTCCTCTTGAAATTTTTGTATTTGTGCGTTCGCAAGTTCAATGCTCTTTACGCTTGTGGCTTTGTTTGCTTTTTCCTGATATTCAGCCAGCTTAATATTTAGCCGCTCAATTAAACCAATTTGCTCTTTAGCCGGTGCTGCAAGTTTACTAACGCTGCTTTTTAATTTAGCGGCAGCACCATCAGCAGATTTGCCAATACTGCTGATACTGGTTTCTATACGCTTAGCTTCGGCTTCCGCTTCAGGCGTGTTAAAAACAAAATTAATACCTAATTCTAAATCGTTGTTCATTGGTTACATTCCTAAGATTTTAGCGAGTTCATCGCCTTCCAATACTTTTGGTTTTGGTTTTACTTTTTTCATGGCTGGAGCATCGGCCAGCATTCGGCGTAAGCTTTCCCACGTTACTTTTTGCATGATATATTTTTCAGTCCATCCGGTTTTTTCCGCTATCATGAAAATTATACCTGAAAGGCTATTTAGGCCAGTGGCCTTTAACTCCTCTTTTCCATCGGACTCAAATTCGGCTTCGTCATCCGTAGATGACTGGTCAATCTGATAGTATTCAAAAAATCCGAAATGCCGCTGCTTACGATCACCCTGGATATATTGTAAAGTGTTTTCTCTTTTGCGTTTCTCCTTAAGTAACGAGCCAATAAGCGGCCAAATAGCCAGCCCATTAACGGGCTTCTTAATACGATTAATGCAACTATTCTGGAAACCAGCACCGCTGATTTTTCACGCAGCTTAATCGCTTCAGTTACGGTGTCAACCTCAACGCCCATTTGCTGAACTTTCAGATATATCCGGCCAGCCCTTACGGCTGTATCTAAAAAAGGATTTTGAAGCATCAGGATAACTGTTTTCTTGCCGAATATTCGCAAAAACAGCGGCGCTCGTATTGGAAATGGAACGCCGCTGTCTAATAGCGTATCGGCTGCTTCGAGTTCGATAGCTATATCATTCATTACGCTACCGCTGGTTTACCGTAAGTAAAAGACGCTACACCTGCCTTAGTTGGTGCTAAAACTTTAAACTGAACACGAACAACGTTCACATCACCAGTACGGAACATCCCTACTAAATCAGCGTTAAGTTTTACGTGTGGGTAAAGCCATTCGTTACCTTGCGCATCAATGAACTTCAAAGTTTTGCGTACATCTGTTGGCTCGGTGGATTCGTGATAAAGCATATTTACACCAGTACCGGTAGTAGTGCCACCTGTTAAATCTGCAATAACTTCAGGATCGAAAGTCAATAAATCAAACTGACCTTCTTTGACACCTTTTTTTGTAACGATAATTACAGGACTGGTATCACCTTGTGCAAAAAATTCTGTATCGGTATTGGATGCAGGATTTACGTTGATTGTGTCCTCTCTAACTTTGCCCGGACTTGTTAGTACGGTGCCTGCACCGCCATCATTAGCAATAGCGCCGATAAGTACGCCGTTAACTTTTAAACCATGTGAATAAGTAGTTGCCATATTGTTTTTTTTTGTGTTTTAAAAGCCTTTAAATGACATTAAAGGATTTTGATTAATTGATTGGATTATTTGCCAGAGCCTTCAGCTAATTTTGATTCAGCTTCTTTCTCTGCGATTTTTAATTTTAACTTTTCTATACCAGTAAGGTGATTTGGCTTTTTATCGTACAATTCGATATAACGCTTAACCAATTCGGCTTTTTCATCCGCTTCTGATAATTCAGACTTTGTCGCTACCGGAGCAATCGGGTTTTGGCCTTCAGTATCACCACTTAAACCATTAGCTGCTTTGTTTGCTAAGGCTTTTGTAATGGTCTCTGATCTCAGGATTGAAGCCCTTGTTACTGGCGTTACAGCCTTATCAGATAAGCCAATCGCCCAGTTTGAAGCGTAGTGTTCTGCCTTAAACATATTACCATCACTGGTAAAATAAACCGCTTTTGTTTCGGTGTTTTTTTCGAAGAACTCTTTGACTCTCTCTAAATTTTCTGTTTTCATATAAACTTTTTGTAAGCCCAATAAACCAGTAAAATGATTGCCACTATAGATAGTAAGGTTAGCCCCTTTGTCCATTGGGAAGATTCAACTGTTTCTTTGTTTTGTTGGTTAAAGCTCAATCCTGCGTTCTTTTTAGCCGCTGTTATATTGCTATCTATCGCCGTCAATTCTGATCGTGCCACGGGCTTTGCTTTGGCCGCAAAATCAAAACCTTTGCCTTTGCCTCTTTTTTTGAAAGTCAGTTTTATTCCGGCACTCTCGAAAACAGCACTATCGCTATCCAAACTATCAGGGTTGTAAGCGCCTTGAAGCACATCATCGTAAAAGCTGGTAACAAGCTTTGCTTTTGTGTAGTGCTGACTTAGGCTGTCTATAACAACATTGTTTAATATCTGGGTATTCAAGCTTTTTTCCCGAACCCTGCAACTGGATAGCATCAATAATCCGAGAACAAGAAAGACTAATAATTTCCAGCATTTAACCTGTATATTTTTCATAGTCTTACACTTCAAATGGATAGATATATCCAACAACATTTAAACCATCGGCCTTAAAATCGCGGGTAATTGTCCTTAATTTAATCGCCACCGTATCGCCTTCACGACTGCCAGCAGAATTGGTATTACCTTCTACCGTTTGCATGGTATTGGTGGCATAAGCTGAATTAACTATAATGCCATGATGACCACGCGAAGTATCACCCATCCTAAATACAACGATAGCGCCGTTTTTGGGTATTGTTCCTGTTGCAAACGTGCCATTTGCTTTCACGCGGTTAAAGGTGTCAACAGCACCGCCAGTGAAGCAATTTTTAATCACAGCAACGAAAGCTTTGTTATCGGAATATGCTTGCAGGTAAGCGTTTTTAGTGAAGAATGCACACCATGCAGCACCAACATACCAGCCAACCGCAATCATTAACTTTTCAAACGCCGCATTCCAAAAACCTTTGTTGCCTGTTTTTTCTTTTATGCCAACGTAGCTTTTAGCTATTGTGATTATTTTTTCTGCTCTGTTCATGATATTAGATTGTTGAATTTTTGTTGAATTTTTGCGATCCAGTGCGTTTTATCCTTACCACTGATCACGGCTAGGTTTTCAAGGATACTTACTACGTTTTCGAGAATGATTTGGGCGAGTAAGAATAAATGCAGCCAATCGAACATAAAAGCAGCAGCCGCTTTTCCGTGCAATTTGAAGCTTTCAGCCATCACGTAAGGCAATGAGATTAGCACCAGGTAATAAAATACCTTAAATGAAAATCGACTTAGCTTCATGCTGCTAATTGCTTCCTTACAAATACTGGCAGCAATAAGGCCGCTAGTCAACTCAGCAATAAAAACTAAGATTAAGACTGCGAACGCATAAGCATCTAACCCGAAAACCCTATCTACGAATGGGAATATTGACAGGCTAAAACCAGCACTTATCACCGTCCACCCGTATTTTGACGATGGCAATAAACTTTGTCCAAATTCTGCCCAGCTATGATAATCGAAAGTAGCAAGCATCTTATTTAAAAACTTCATTGGATTTTTTACTTAAAGCTAAAATTGTAGTTTCCGCGTCATTGGAAAATGCTGGGATGTGCATCCAAAGCATTAATGGATTTTTACCGTATTGCGTTAAATCAATCCCATCAGTTAATACACGAAAGCCGTAGCGGTTAACATTTTCACTGGTAAGAATAATACGCTTGCTTGCTCTTTTCATTTGCCGCTTTTTCCTTTTGTTGGCACAAACATACTCCTTCAAAAACAGCCAAAAAAATCGGTTTGCAGTATCACAGCAGCATGTTTACGTTATTCCGGCAATAGGTGCCGTGATAGCGCAACCCAGTTTTTTTAGTCTATATATAGCATGCATTTTTGAAGTGTTATGGCAAAAAAACGACTTACAAAAGAGGAACCGGAACGGCTTAAGGAGCATGCCAAAGTCCTGTACCTGCATGAAAACATTATCAACCCAAAAGCCCTGGCTGAACGCGTTGGAACTAGCGGCAACACGATCAAATCAATTTTAGAAAACAATACCCGTTTAATTGCTGATTACGAAATACAGAAAAGTTATGGCAGCTGGAGTGAAGGCGAATTTATCATCCTTAAAGGTGTAGCCTTTAGAGTCATCGGCGCGGGGCAAAGCCCCAGAGGTAGCCGTAATGACGAGGTAAGACCTGACGGGATTATTGTTGATGATTTTGACACGGATGAAGATTGCCGAAAACCTGACACCATCACACAAAAACATGACTGGTTTGAAAAGGCTTTAATTCCAACACGATCAATTTCTTACCCTTACCAGTAATATTCAAACCATTAACGCAAGCCGTAAAGGCAGCAGAAGAATTTAACAACATGGATTTTATAACCAAACAAGATTTTTTAACGCACATGTACGAAGGTAGTATAGATGCGATCAGCGACAACGATGATGAAATATTAAACGATGCCATTGCCACCGCAATGGCTGAAGCTTCAGGCTACCTAAGCCGCTTCAACACAGATATAATTTTCGTTAGTGAGGATAAAATTAAGTATGCCAACCTTCGCGCGTACATTAAAGATATGTCCAAATGGCATTTTATCAATATCTGTAATGTCAACGTTGATATGGAGATAGCCGAAAAACACTATAAGGCTGCTCTAGTTGAATTAGGCAAAATACAAAGCGGTAGAACCGTTCCGAAAGCATGGCCGTTAGCCGACGAAGATTTACTGGAGTTGTATTCAGTGTAACCAGCAGAACCAAAAGAGGTAATTACTTTAAACACTTAACCAAATGAGCAACAAAAAAAATAAGAACAAAAGAAACGTTAAGTCCGCCGCTGGCGATGAGTACTGACGGCATAAACATTCGTGAAGGCATCTACGCTATTCTAAAACGAGGCACTACCAGTGATTGGACTGAATTTATTGAAATTTTCGGCTTTGGTATCATTCATGCCACCTGGGATGGTTTTGATGAAAACCAGCGCCTAAAACTGGCTAAGACATTTCAGGAAATGGGCGGGGCCGGTGTGATCATTCGCCATGATGGAACAAAATTACAAATCCATCAAAATACGGGTAATGCAAGCGGCCAGCTACAGGATAGTTTTTTACCAGCAAAATGGATGGTTACATCAGTAAGGCTTTATTAGGCAGCAGCAAAAGCAGTGGCTATGCACAAGCGCAAATACACCAGAACTCTGATCACAGAAAACATGAAACAGATTAAATTTTGTAAGAAGAAATTTAAACAGCCGCTTTATAACTGTTTTAAAGGCCGCGGACTTTGACACCAAAGGCGGTACGTTCATCTTAAAAAGCAGAACCGGATTAAGCTTAAAGGATGAATTTGATTTGCATTTCAAAATGGCAAAAGAATTGAAAATTCCGTTTGATGATGATTTCTTTTATGAGAAATACGGGATGCCACGCCAAAAAAATTACAAACAGTTAAAAAAAGCCATTTGGAATAGCGCAAACGCGCTTTTTGAAGATAAAGAGGAAGAAGAAAAAGCCGATACCCCTACACCTTCAAAAGGAAAGAAAGCCAAAACCCCATAAAACAACAAGGAAGAAATAAGCATTAGCCCTACCTTTTGGAAAAGGATGTTAGCATTAATAGAAACAAGGGATAAAATCACTTAAAAACAAGTTAAATGAAAAAGATATATTTAAAAACATTGGAGCGTTTCAAGGAAATGCCATCAATAAAATTTGTAGATAAAGACAGGGCGCAAATAGACACCGGCGAAAGCCCCGCCGTCCAGTTTCCATGCGCATTGATTTCTATATCACTACCAAAGCGCAAAAACCTTACAGAAACTTTACAGCTATGCGAATGCAATATTACCATTCGTATAGCACAAGAACGCTTTGCTGATAGCAGCAGTTTAAGCGATACACAGCACCTTAATTTAGCGCTGCAATACTATGACACCATTGAAGAAGTAGAGACGTTATTTCAAGGCTTTGGAGATAGCGAAATGAACCGTTGGGAATGCATTAGCAGCATTGAAGAACAACGTGCTGATTTAGATGTAATGGTGTTTGTGTTTAAAACAGGGTTTACCAAACAGATTGATTAATTAAAATTAAAAAGCCCCGAATGTTCGGGGCTTTTGTTTTTATCTAATTCCAGTTAAAGTGTGGGTAGCGTTGCTTTAATTGCTTACGGCTCGGTGCGTTTAGGGCTATATCTTTTAGCAGTTCATTATTTTCGGTCAATCTATCAGCAATCGTACGGCCACTTATAAAAAATTCCCTTTCCATATCTAAGATCGCATCATCAAATCTTTTACGCTCCAGATGGTAATAATAGTAAAAACGGTAACTCATACATGTATCCCGATCTAATGCATATACGTTTCTTTTACCCTTGTTTTTGGCTTCGGGTGCAGGCGGAAAAATTGAGGTCAGTGTTTGTGAGCCGCGTATCATTAATTGTGCTTAGTTGCACAAAAATAACATCTAGTTATTCGTTTTGCAAAATGGATTTTGAACATAAAAAAAGCACCAATTTGGGGCTTAAATTAAAAATCATTTTCGGGCTTTTTGTTGATCCGGTAGGCTATATCTTTTATTAATGATACTGCCATTTGCCTTGCTGCTTTATTCTGTTCAGGATCGAAATTCTTATTAGCAACTCTCAACTGACTTTTTGAAAGACTTAAACCCGGAATAGGCTTATCATACCCCAAAGCTGAAAGAACTACCTTAAACTTGTTATCCTTATTATACACCCTACATTTGAAATACAAATTAGTAATGTCAGATTCAATTACGCCATTAAAAGAGACTTCGCCTAAATCAGCATCTTTCATTTCGATCACCGAACGGGAATCTTCAAAAGACGTAGTTAGGTAATTGAGCGTATTACTATATGACTGCTGTTTTGTCAAACTCGAAACAACAACTGTATCTAAAGTATGTGCTGGCTGATCTGTGTAAGCACTTTTAACACTATCATCTGACTTAAAAGTTTGCGAGAAACTTATAAAAGGAATTGAAATCAAAAAATAAAGTAAGCTTTTTCATTCCGTGAAGATATTAAATTGCGCTCAAATGCTTTGCATACATTTTTTCAAATTGAGTAACCAATGCAGGTAGTTCAATTTCATTGTAGTCATTAAACGGCTTATGCACTGGTACACCATACTTCATGCACCAGGCATTCACCTTAGCCATATTTATTTTACTACCAGGCAACTTCCAGCCTTGTTCGTGTGCCATGCTCAATATCTTACGCTGCATCCTTTCTTTTGCCGTTGGCTCTTTGCCTTCATCACTTAAATGCTTAATCAGCAGCCACGCTTCATGGCCGTACATCTCTCTAACACTTGTAGTACGGCCATCGCTAAATGATTTGGCTAATTCAGGGCTAAACTCAATTAAACCCTGTTGATTCATTAATATTTTAATCTTGATTAATTGGGGTGTCGTTATCTTTTCCATCGTCCATTTTGTAATGAGTTACCTCTTTTGCTTTAAACATCTTAGCTATCAGTCCTGCTGATTTTGGCCTTCTGATTTGTTATAATATGTATTTTACTTTTCTCTATGCCATTCAACGTTAAAATATTCTTTCTTTAGATAGTTTTCAGGATGTGCTTTACCAATCCCCGTGCGCTGTAGATAACTATCGTAAGGCTTTATATTCATTATCGCCGCCATCCTTTCAGCATCAGGCATTTTCTTCCACATTGGCTCTGTACGCTTTCGGTTTATCTTCTTATCATACTTATCCCAGAAGGTTTCAAAACTTAAATCTGCTGGCACTTCTTTTAAATCACCTTCAATAAGCTTGCTAATTTCCTTTAGACTTCCATCGCCTAAAGGCAATTTTCTAAGTAACCATTCTTTTTGAATGGGTGTCATTTCCGTTTCATTTAGAAAATAAACAAGGAAACCGCCACCATCATAGCCAAAAGTTACACTTCCTGTAAACTTAGGACTGGTTAAAATGTACTTTAACATACCGCTAAAGGGTTTTTTGATACTTTTAGCCCATCAACTTTAACGGGCTGTTTGGCTTTTATCCCTATACTTTCAATAGGGGGTATTGGCGAATTACCCCTATCTTTAGGAGTGGGTACAGCTTCAGCGCCCTCCGCTAATGGCAGGGCTGTTTGGCCTTTTAGCCTCATAGTAAAGAATGCAGGATTACGTTCCCTAGCCTTTTGTTCGTAAACGATATACGGCTCAAATCCCCCGTATCTATTCTTTTCAGCTTCAGCAATGAAATCTTTTACGCGGATACCCATGCCACCATCAAACAAAACATCACGGCTAACAGACTTTTTAAGATTGCCAGACTTATCTGCGTGTGCAATGAATATGAAAGTCTTTTTACCATCAAAGCGTTCCTTCAAAAGCTTGTAATCATCAAATGTGAAGCCTGTATAATCCAGGCTATCAATAAAGATATATTCAGGGCTTGCTTTCTTTGATAGGTAGTTGTATAAATCCTCTAATAAGCTTACGCCCTTTTCAATATTCGCCAGCGGATCAATAGGGATAAAGTTGCCGCTTTGTTCTTCCATATTGTTACGGCGTGTAGCGGTCTGCAGATCGAAGCCGTGGCGTTGTTCATAACTTAACCAGGCCACACGCCCATGTTTAGCAAGTTCTTTAGCCAGCTGTACACAGAACTCTGTTTTTCCGTTGCCGCTATACCCGTAAATAACGCATGTAAAGTGGCGGGTAACATTACCCAAAACCCCTGCAAACTTGCTGCCTTTTAAATCTAAAAGGCTAAATGTTTTCTGATGAAATTGTTTTATTCCTAATGGTTTCATATTTTAAATCGAAATTTATCGGCTAATTACCCGATATATTAAATTATCGGATAATTAGCCGATATGGCGCAAAAACACCACGGCTGTATTACTTTTCATTGCTTCAGGGAACTTACTCCCATGTTCGTGAGCGGTGACGTTGTACATTGCAAAAGCACTTTGTTTCGTTTCGCCTTCTATCCGTTCAAAAACCTTTTTAGTTTTATCACTGGCTTTATAGAAAGTATCGCCAATTGCTAAAGCGCCCGCTATAGTTAACTCATTCCTTTTCATTTCATTATCAGCTTATCTTTTATAGATAGATGCACATTGTCTTAGCGCATTTATAATCACAAGGGGTAATTACTTCTTTCTTGCAGCCAACCACAATCTTAATTTGACTCGAAATAATTTTGCCATGTCCTTAAAGTTTAGCAAAGTCCAAAACGATAGATAACCAGGCATCATCAACGCTATCACGGTAGTAGAATTGAGCGTAATATTTAGTATGTGCCGGCACAATGCTTTCTAAATAAAGATCAATTCCCTTATGCCAATTTGCATTAGGAAAGTCATCTTTCATTCCAGCCAAAAGCAATACATTGTCTTTATCTACTTTACCCTTTTTACGCTCCAGCAACTTTTTAATTAATTTGTTGCGTGGATCAGATTCGCTGTCATCGCCAAATTCATCTGTTAAAAACTCCAGAATGTATTTTTCCGCTTGCGTAGCACGTTCATCGAACATCGTTGCATCGTGCCTTTTAAATTGAACCTTCATTGTGCTTTCACTGTTTTCAATGGTAAAAGTACCTTTGCCTTTCTCATGGCGTGAACTATGCTCCTGAAGCAGCTTATACATTGCTTCAAGGTCATTGTAAGCATTGGTTTTAAAACCCTTTAAAACCCCATTAAAATGCATCGCACCACCTACCAATTCATTTACAGTACTATCCCTAAGCACTTCGTAATCTTTACGTTTTTGAATACGTTGGTTTTGTTCTTCGCTTTCTCTGTCAGCCAATAGGGCTTTTAATTCTGCTGCGGATAATTCGTTTGCTGGTTTACTTAATGTTGCTGTGTTCATATTCTTCTGTTTTAACTGTTCTTTTAATTCTGTTATCTTATCGTGACGGGTTATCCAGTCTGTATACGGGTGATCCCGTAACGATGCCTCTGTTTGGGCTATTTTTTGCTTTAATTCTGCCATAAATTTTATCTATTTCGTTAAATATCTTTCTTAACTGATGCGCTTCGTAGTGATAGTTTACTTCATCCAGATAAGTATTTTTGCAAAAAATATGGATGCATTTCGCTTCAATTGCATTAAGGGAAAAAGCCCAGCTATTGTTATTGCAGTATATTTGCAGCGATTTAGCCTGTAGCCTGATAAAAATCTTATTTACAATTTCTTCAAAAACTTCCTCTTCAATCGTTTCAGCCGGAAAGCTATCCAGCATCATACCCAGCATTTTTACCACGGCTTCCAATTGGTCTTTATTTGCTTTAAATCGCATCTTCTAATTCAGTTATTTTGGCCACACAAGCCAAATAGTTCTTTTTAAAATATTTATCGTTTCCCAGCAGCTTATCTGCATTTTTCAAAGCTTTCCCTGTACCCGTTCTATTGCGGGTAAATAGTTCCGCTATCCTGTCCGCACTCCAGCCTTCTTCATGCAATAAAAGGGTTAAAAGATAGCGAGGCTTAAGTACTTCGTCCTTACGGGTAGCCTTCATTTGCGCCAATGTAAAACCCGTTTGTTTCTCTACAATAGCAATGATATCCCCGCCTTTCATACCCGTACTGATTCTTTATTTACATCGCCAATCATGTATGCATAGCTTTGCTCCATGATGATTTTATGAGGCCAGAACGTAAAGCCATCCACCGCATTCAAATCGTTGTATTTGCGGCGTAACCAATCTAAAGGCCAGTTACTCGCGTCGGCTATAAATTCGACATCCCGTGCGTTCCAATGGTTAACCCACCACCTCCAGAAAAACGGGGCTTTAGCCAGGTTGTTTACACTCCACAAATCGCAACAAACCACTTCGCTTAAATATTCAAGCCCTTTATTTTCCTGGTATTGTGTATAGTCACCTAGTGACCAGCCCAAGAGCTGGCAAACTCTCTGTTTGTTAGCTTCAGTTATAAATTTTTGTGCGTTCATGATTTAATTGTTTTGCGTTCTGCGTTTATGGCACTTAATGTTTTAAATCCTATTCTTTTGGTTGCACATGTCGTACATAAGTGTTCTTCTTTGTTGATGACAAATCCAACTTTACTACTCCACCTTTCACCATGCATGTGGTTTGTTCTACAGCCATATTCGGTACATTCTAACGTATTCATTATGCAGCCTCCTTTCTTAAATAAGCTTTAACAAGGCGTTTTATACGGCGTATATCGCCCTCGCTTTGGTTGGTGATCCTGATTATTTCGCCTTCTTCTTTCACGCCGTTAGCCTTAATTATTTCGGCTAAATCTCTATCAGTATTATTCGGCAACTCAACGAAGTTTCTACCGAAACGGCTATAAATTTCCTTGTACCCTTTGCGGTTAGCGCTAACACCTCTGGTGATTCTTTTTTTGAAGAAATCTGTAGCCTGGAGAACAATACCGCATTTATCTTCAGTAGTATTGTAAATGCTGATAAAGAAGTATAATACCTGATCGTTAAGCTTATCAACTTCATCCAGGATGATTAGCGGTTTTTCTGCTTTTAGAATAGAGTTTAAAACCTCATTCATTATTTCATGGATAGTGTATCCGCTACCGTCTTTACCCATCGCGGTAAGCAATTCAACTAAGAAAGTTTTACGGCTAAAATGCTCTTTACATACCACTCGGTAAACGTTTGGGTATTCAGTAAATAGCGTAGCAGGTTGAGATTTACCGCTTCCAGCAGGCGCTACCACACAAAATACTTCACTAAAGTCTTTGGCATCAGAATAAAGCTGGTGCAACTGCTTTACCCTGCGAACATTGGAAACAACCTGCCATCCATCTAAGGAAACTGTTATTTGCTTTTGGATAGATATCCACATTGATTCGCCAATATTATCCCATTTTTCCGCCAGAATATTGCTGATCGTAGCGTTTGAAACATTGGTAAGCCTTTTGCTGGCTGCATTCTGGCTACCGATTTTAGCCACGTAATTGGCTAATTCATTTTTAATTTGTTCTTTTGTTACCGTATTCATAATACACATTGTTAAAAGTTTAGCTGCCACGCCCACCGTGGCGGCTTTTTTATTAATAAAAATTTCTTATATCTTCTGTTTCCGCTTCAGCAATAGCTAAAACTTTCTTCGATGCTTTAATTTTCTTCTTAGCTTCAGGCAGTACCACTGTTGGCGCTTCGATTTCTTTCGGCTGGTAAAGGTTTTCTAAGTATTCGCGTTCCGCTTCGTTTTTTAAGTCCTTAAGCAATACCCCGCCTTGCATTAAGCCTTCTACATTGATATTTGGCAAGGATTTTAAGCGGCTTTGAATGGTTTCAGCCATTAGGCGGTTAATGCTTCTCTTTTCATCAAACAATCCCTGTATTCTGGCGTGGTCACCTTCTTTATAATCCGCGAAATTGGATGGTACGAAGTCGTATTTTGGAGCGATAAAGCTTAAACCTTTACCATCAGTTACCATCATTTCATTAAGATTTTGAGGGTCATAAATGATGTCTACCTTTTTACCGTTGTTTTGCCAGATTACTTCAGGAGGAATGTTTAAAGTGATCTTTTCACCGCCTATAACTGGCTTTAAGCCGCTTTTGGTAATTGTAGCATCATGTTCGTATTTTTTACCGAATAATTGAAGTTTTAAGCTAACATCAATGGCTTTTTGCTGGCTTTTTTCCGATGCATGGAAGGCATTTATCCATTCTGATTGGCGGCTAACCCCTGTTTTTGGGTTAGCTTTCATGCGCATTACATTGATGAAACTGGCCACAACTTCCGGCATTCTGTCAATGCTTGGATAGTTTTTGCTTGCTTCTACAATGTATTCAGCGCTTAACCGTTCTTTTGCAGTAATATTTTGGCCTGCATAGTTATTAGTCGGCATTACTTTTAACACCTGGTGCCATTCCACACCAAATGATCTTTCGATGTATTTACCTTGCGGTACACCATGAGATTGAGGCGTAAAACGGGCGACTTTTTTGTAAAACTGGCCTAATTCGTTTTTATATTTTACATCTAATCCCCATCTATCAGTTTGTAATTGGTGTGGAAGATAATAACCACCAGTAAGTTCAGCGATATGGTTAATAGCATTTCTGAATGCTGAATAAACAAGTTCGTGTGTAACAGTATCACCAACGGCATAGCCTAAGATATAATCATTGTAAGTATCAATAATTACGTATAACATAGGGCGGTAATGCTTGCTTTTTTGCACTTTACCGTCAGCCTTTAGCTTTTCAACCTCAAAGAATAAATCTAAACAGTTATCATCGGCATTGATAAATAACAGTGGTGCAGTAGCACGTTTACGCTGTATATCCTTGGTATAAACATTAGCAGCTTTCTTTAAACCATCCCTTAAAGGCGCAATAATATGTTCATTATTACGGGCGAAATAGCCAACAGCCCCAACACTTATAGTTGGTTTCTCTGCTTTCTTAGCCCAAAGATTATAGGCAGAAGCAATAACAGTATTATCTTGCTTACGTGGATCACTAAGCATTTTCAATAGTAACGCTTCGCTTTCTTCATCTTTAATTTTAGTTGAATGACTATTGCCAAACTTGCTTAAGTCCACTAATGATGCATAACGGTCTTCCGTATCTGCAATAGCTTTATATTCTTTAACTTTTTCTTTAAGTCTTTTTGGCGCACTTGGAAGTTTAACACCCTCATTTAAAATCAATTCGCTAACGGTATCCCAAAAGTCCATTACCGATAGATTTAAAAGTTGTTTTAAAGCCCTTTTATCAGAGGTTAAACGGTCAATCATATTTAACCAGCTGGCGGCTTTAGTATAGCGCTCAACATAGTTAATTTGCTCTTTACCCTTCGCGTTAATATTGGTATTCGGCAATTTGTCACCGTTGGGAAGTACAAAATCAGAGTAGAAAGATTGAGCTATGTAATCCCAATCAATTAAGTCAAGTATTGGCTGTTTTGCCATGTATTCGTAGGGGCTACCAATCTTTTTTACTATGACTTCTTTACGCTTAGGCTGTAAGCTTTCAAATTCAATAAACACTTTACGGCCATTGCCTCCAATGCCATGAACGGTCATCAGATTACGTCTTTTATCATTCTTATAGGCATCTAAGCCGAAATAAACAATATATTCGTAGTAGCTTAAACAAAGGATATTTGTGTTTAAATACTGCATTACCCTAATTTTACAACCTTTTTAATGTGTTGAATTAATGCGGTTGTGCCTATAGTTAATAAATCATCAACAACCGCTACCTTTGCGCCAGCGCCTTTAGTTGCGTTCCGGTCTCCAGTACGTACTTGCTTTACTAAGCTTTCGCTACAGCCAACAATATCAGCCGTAACTGAGGCCGGAATATTGATTTCAGGCTTTTTCTTGTTTTGGTACATTTCGTTTTGATTTTTCATATCTTGCGTTTGCAAAAGTGTTTCTTTGCGACACAATTATACAAACATTTAAGTAATAAATAACAAACATTTAAGTAAATAAATTTCAATGGATTCTCTTCCTCCTATAAATCAACGAGTTAAAAGATTAATAAATCATTATTCCAATGGGGTAGTAAGGGTTTTTGCAGAGCAATTAGAGAACGTATCTCAACAAACATTGAATAGATTATTTAATATTGATACTAGAACTAAGAAATATCCAATACCTACTACTGACATTTTAGTAGCTATTACCAACATGTTTGTTGACGTAAATCCTAGATGGCTGCTTAATGGCATCGGCGAAATGCTGGTAACCCCAAATGAGTTAGATAAAATAAATGCAAATACCCCTAATGATGATATCCAAAAGTCAGGAGTTTCAGCATTAAAAAATGCCAATAGTGACACCCCAACTTTTGGTAAATTTGACACTCCAACTGACACCCCAACTCATAATAATGCCCCCCCAACTCTTAATTTAGGAACGCCAAAGGTTATTGCAATCAGTGAAAATAATGAAGATTTAGTAACGCTTGTAGCCGCAAAAGCAGCGGCTGGTTACCTGAATGGTTACGGCGATCCTGAATATATTGGAAACCTACCGACTATTAAAATGCCAGGCATAAGGGGTGGCACACATCGCGCATTCGAAGTAAAAGGCCATAGTATGCCAACGCTTCCAAATTCATCTATTGCAGTTGGCAGATGGACTGAAAGCATTGAAGATATACGCGATAGGCGTATCTATATTGTAGTTACAAAGTCTGAAGGGATTGTAATTAAAAGGGTACTAAACCGAGTTCACGATACTGGAAAGCTAATTTTAATATCAGACAACCAAAACAAAAGAGATTACCCGAACATAATTTTAGATCAATCAGATGTTTTGGAATTGTGGTACTTGCGGGCGGGTGTTTTATTCGATTTCCCAGAGCCTGGAGAACTCTACGGGAGGTTTAACGATTTGGAAGCTAAAGTAACGTTAATGGCAGAACAACTTCAAAACCTCACTAAATAG